AGTCAAGTTTACTTTTGCAATACCCTTGGCTGTAACTGTTCCGACTTGTCCTACTGGAGCAATGCCTGTCACATTGACATTGGCATCACCCGTCATTGTTATAGAGCCTACAGAGGCTGTGACCCCAGGACCTGTAACATTCGCATCAACACCTGTTCCAGTCGTTATAGAAACAGTGCCAACATTTCCAGTAGCTGCAATACCTGTTGTTGGTACGTCAACACCACCAACATAACTAAGTTGACCAACTTGCCCTGTCGCAGCAAGGCTTTGACTTACGCCCCAACCTGCTTCGCCCCAACCTGCACGACCCCAACCATCAAACCTAACAATGGTTCCAGAACCAACACCTGGAGTAAGAGTGCCAACCTGACCTGTGGCTTCTAAACCTGTTGGCGGAACATCGGCTCCTGCTTCCGCTGTAACTGAACCAACACTTGCCGTAGCCGAAACACCCGTGACTGAATATTTCACAACTACGTTTACTGTGCCTACATTACTTGTAAGTTCTGGTGAAACAGAATTTCCCCATGAACCTGTACCCCAAGTGCCGCCACCCCAGTAACCTGCGACTGAAGCCGTTGCACCTTGACCTTCGACTACAGTAACTGAGCCAACTTGCCCTGTCGCAGATGGAACAGAGTTAGCTACTCCAAAACTGCCACTACTCCACGTTCCTCGGCCCCAACCTTCAAAGATTACTGTGACGTTGGTCATAAAATTGTCCTAGCTCTATTCTGGACGAGGTTCACCTCGATACCCTGCATTATAGGCGTCTAGTTGAGCTTCCGTAGTTATGTTAGTCCATGGAAGTAGATCATATGGACCTATAGGGTTACCATTAGCCGCGTCATATACCCCTTGATCGTAGGGATCTGTAGGAAGTGTTTCATCTGATTCCGACATGTGAACCTCTTTATTTAGGCGATACGAATAATTGCGTTGGAGGCGTCCGCAGCGGGAAATACGATTTGAAAGTCGCCAGATGTTGAGGTTTTGTTAGAACCAAAATCTAAGACAACAACCGTATCTGTTGTTCCAGAACCACCTGCTGTTTGCGTGTTATAAATTAATGCACCACGAGCAGTAATTGTTGCCGATGTAAACGTAATGTCATCAAAGTCTGTAAACGCTGTGGTTCCAGAGGTTGATGGAGTCACGTTTGTTAATACACCGCCTCCCGCAGAATACGAACCAGACGCCGAAACTTCGTTAGAAGTCGTATACGCCGTTGTCGCCGCAGTAAATGTCGTACAACGCGATCTTAAATTGATCGTTTCCGTTTGTAAAATCGTGACTTCCTGTAAGCAATTCCTGCTTAAAAGACGTACACATGAAGTTTCCGCTGAAAGCCATTTTAAAGTCTCCTTATAAGTTCAGCCAGTTGAGGATGTCCCGCATCTTTTAGTGCATTATACACAGTTGTGCGGTCACTGTGAATAGCCTGTCTCATGTAAAATGCAACGAGCTTTTCGATGTGCTTTGAGTAAGCACGAGCTTGGTCCCTAATACCTGGATGAGTATTATCGGAGACCGATACTAATTTTTCTACACAACGCTCTGCAAGTTCATCAGGAGTAAAACCTCGATTCTCTGTTGTGTTTACCTCTACCACTGATTCATGTTGTGGTACACTTACATCTATTTTAAACATCATGTTTTCTCCCTAAGAACTTTACCACGTCTATATTCATCAGTGGTTTCTTTTGCTTCACCCAATTGTTTTAGGCCAAGTAAAGATTCTTGAAATCGTTTATTATACATTGTCATAACGTCCTGTTCACCCTTCATATAGATGTACGACTCTACTAACGCCCCATAAAGAAGAGTCATTTCGGCGTTTTCACTCAACCATGTTATTCCGCTATCGGACAACTCTGTCAAACTTTGAGGTCTATAATAATAATGAAGTTCAGAAGCGTAGGCACTGTTAGGCGTAGGCGCAACTATGAAATTATCTACATCAAATATAGCATAGTATTGAGGTTCTCCTGTCGTGGTTTCATCAGGAGTATACATCTGCAAAAAACTTACATCTTTAAACTCCATGAACTCTTTGTCTCCATTAGTTTTAATAAAGGCCATAGAAAACGGAGCAAGAAAGTCGGAAGGACATGGTAAATACTTTTTACCAGAAATAAAATTTGTGGTCGCATTTTTACGAAATAAACTTAATTGCACATTTTTTAAAATACGTTCCTCTGCTATCCGTATAAACAATGGAATATTCGTCACAAAAGACGTTTCGTCATTTTCTGTATAGTCTTGTATAGCTGTTTTTAATTGTCCGTATGTAAAGCTCATTTCGTCACACTATTGTTATGTTTCCTACCATAGCACTATGATTGGTGCATTGATACACTAGAGATGTGTCACTAGGTTCATGTGGCACAATAAACTGTGTCAATCCTGTTGTTGAGTTATAATTTTCTGTCACACCTGTCGTAAAAGCAGAGCCGCCATTAGATGTTCTAATCTGCAAAGGATGACTTCCTACGTTTGCTGTGTTGTCTATAAGATAAGTATGACCTTTATAGAAAGTAAAGTTTGGGTTGTTTCCAGAAGTAGCGCCAGGGCCAGTAAAAGTGTACGCCGAAGAACCATTTGTTCCCGCTGTATACTTTGTTACAGGGCCAGTTGTTTCATCATTAAGTCGAATCCACACTCCTCCGTGCGCAAAATACAAACCCCCAGTTGCATGAACGTGGGCTACCGCACCATGATATGTAGAAGCACTTGGAAGATCACTTAAAGCTGCGTAGTAAAAAACAATTTTGTTTGCACCAGAACTAACGTCCAGTAGTCCATTTGAGTCTATGATATCTGTTAAGGTTGTACCATTACCTAAAGCTGCATAAACTTCATTAAAGTTGTCGTTAATCTTATCGGCACCTACACGAAGAGTATCACCAGTTCCGTCATTTGCAGAAGAACCTATACCTACTGTTTGTTTTGCCATGTCTTATCCCTCATCGAATGTATCTGTTGTTGAGTCTAAAGTAATAGACGTGCTATCAAATCTCGGTGCTTGTGTAGTTGGTGTAGAAATAACTATAGAAACTGTTCCAACTCCACTTTCTGCAACTAAATTATTCGGGGGTGTTATACCCGGTATATCTCTAAAACCAACAGGATTATATCCGTGCTGTATAGATCTTTGCTCTGGTAACTCTGTCTCTGGTCTGGGACCGCGTAGTGCCTGTGGATCTGGAAACGCTCTTGGTGGAAATAGTTGTGGATGCTTTGGCTCAAACTCATCAGGACCGACCTTTGCGCCAGTCCATTCTGTCTTCATCTCACGAAGACGGTAACGGCGACCTGACCGATCAGATATACCATAAGCATGTTTACCACTGGCGTATGCCATTAGACCCTCAGATAACTCAAGCTAGGCTGCAACTTCAAAGGTGTTCGACCTTGATCCTCGTCCGCTGCACGTTGGAACTCTTCTTCATAAACTGATTTTAACATCTGAATACGATCTGGTGCTCGTTTCATAGACATGTAGTATGCTAACCCCGCCACCATACAAGGAAAAAAACGAAAAGGCATATCAGTAGTATTAACAAGAGTGTCTGCATCTTCTATCCTGCGTACATAATAATAACGGACCTGGTCCGTAGAGTTTTCAGGAGTAGACCATAGGTACATTACAGGAGTGATCTGCCTATCTAAATAATACTGACTAGGTCTACCCTGAGTTGATTTATTTGGAAGTGTTGCATAGTCGCTACGACTTATTCTCTGAACTTCAAAGTCTGTGCTGTTACGTCTAATCACAACATCTAATACATCAACCACATCAGCAGCTAAACTATAAGAAGACGTTCCTTGAGTGACCGTAAAGTTTGCTTCTTTTACTGTCCACAAGTTAAGACCTCGATTAGCCCAGTCCGCAAACATCAGGTTCATAGACCTACGTGCCGTCTTAGCATCGTAGCCTGTGCGAACCTCTAATCCGCATCTTTCATATGCCTCTTCGATTACCTCTGCTACATCGAGGTTGAAGTCTCTTGATCCTGATGTTGTCATAGCATCAACTCATATGTGGTTTCTGGTTCGTCTTAACTACGACTGCACCACCGTTTTTATACCCTATGTTATCCAATGCCTTTTGAGCATTAGGATTTGTTTTGGCCTGCTCTCTCAATGCTTTTATTCCTTCATTGGGAGCTTTCTTCTCAGAGTTATCCATCGTCATCCTCCTGATTATAAAGGTTATCAAACACTCTATTCACATCTAGTGTATAGTCTAAATCACTTTTTGAAT